CGCGCGGCGGGCGCGGCGACGCTCGCCGACGTGCCGGCCGCGCGCATCGATGGCGAATCGGCGCACGTTTCGCGCTACCGGCGCGCGGTGTACCACCTGACGCACGCGGACGTGACGGAGAAGTACCGCGGCTACGACACGACGAAGAGCGGCGGCCAGGTCGCGGCCGATCTGGCGGCGACGGTCGACGATTCGCGGCGCGCCGCGCGATGGGCCATCAGCGACATCCTCGGCATCGCGCGTTCAACCGTGGAGCTGATCTGATGAGCCGCCCCATGTACCGCATCCGGCAAATCGCGCAGTCCCGCGTGCGCGGCGGAAAGCTGTTCTTCGCGGGCGCGTTCCAGGTGCAGCAGCGCATCGCCGGCCTGTTCTGGCGCGAGATTGCCTATTGCTCGGATCGCACCGGCGCTGAAGCCGCCATACAGGCCGACGCGATCGCGCGCCGGCGAGCTCGGATCATGCCGCGCGTGCTCGGCCTGTTCGATCGCGACGGGCAGGAACTCGGGAAATGAAGATTGCGGCGCTGCAAGGCGAGACGCTCGACGCGCTGTGCTGGCGGCACTACGGCAGCACGGCGGGCACGGTCGAAGCGGTGCTCGACGCGAATCCGGGCCTCGCCGAGCTCGGCGTCGTGCTGCCGATGGGAACTGTCGTCGACATGCCCGAGCGCAGCGCGATCGAGACGACGAAGCCGCTATTGCAACTGTTTGACTGACCGGAGCCGATTGAATGGCTGAACCGAACACTTCCTCGGCCGCGGCGCTGTTCGCCGTGGTCGGCCTCGCCGGTATCGCGCCGGGCGTCGACGGTGACGCGCTGATCGGCGCATTCGCGGGCGCGGCGCTCGTCGTCGTCACGTCGAAAGACCTCGGTATCGCGAAGCGCGCCGCGTACATGCTCATTTCGCTCGTGATGGGCTACCTCGCCGCGCCGGAAATCATTCATGCCGTGCCGATCCGCTCGACGGGCGTCGCCGCGTTCTTCGCGGCCGCGCTCGTGATCGCGGTCACGCTGACGCTGATCGAGCGCGTGAAGGGCATGGACCTGTTCGCGCTGTTCAGGAAGGGAGATTGACGTGCATGTCTCGTCCGCACTCGTCGCGCTCGCCGCGCATCTGGCCGTCATCGTGCGCGTGCTGACCTACCGCAAGAACGGCGCGCGGCATCGCTTCCACGTCGCGTGGGCGGCCTGGGTGATCGTCGCGATTTCGGGCGGCTCGGCGATCGAGCTGCTGTTTCATCCGAAGCCGACCGGCTTCTTTCACGCGGCGCTCGCGGTCCTGCTCGCCGTGTTGGTGTACCTCGCGCGCGGCAACGTCGCGCGCCTTCTACGGAGTGACGAAGCGTGAACATCCTTCGATTCAACGATCACGGCGCGGAAGTCGGGCTGCTGCAGCAACGCCTCGTGCGCGCCGGCTACCCGGTCGACGTGTCGCACCTCTACGACGAGACGACCGAGCGGGCCGTCAAGGCGTTGCAGGCGGCCGCGGGCCTCGTCGACGACGGCATCGCCGGCCCGAAAACCTACGCGGTGCTCGCGAGCGGGCAGCGTGACCCCAAGCACCTCACGCTCGCCGACATCGTTCGCGCCGCGAACACGCTCGGCGTATCGGTCGCGTGCGTGCGCGCGGTCAACGAAGTCGAATCGCGCGGCACGGGCTTTCTGGACGACGGCCGGCCGAAGATTCTGTTCGAGCGGCACGTCATGTATCAGCGGCTCGTCGTGAATCTCGGCAAGGAAGCAGCGGATGCGGCCGCCGCTCGATGGCCGGGCGTCGTCAATCCGAAGCGAGGCGGCTACCAGGGCGGCGCCGCCGAATACGTGCGGCTCGACACCGCAGCGCGGATCGACGCGGCGTGCGCTTACGAGTCCGCGAGCTGGGGCGCGTTCCAGGTGATGGCGTATCACTGGAAGCGCCTCGGCTACGCGAGCGTCGACGACTTCGTGTCCCGCATGGAGCTGGGCGAAGCCGAGCACCTCGACGCGTTCGTGCGGTACGTCGCGGCCGACAAGAAGCTGCTGGCGGCATTGCGGGCCCGGAAGTGGGCGGTGTTCGCGGAAGGCTACAACGGCCCGGAATACGCGATCAACCTGTATGACGTGAAGCTCGACCGCGCGTATGTGAAGTACGCCGGCACGGGCAAGGCGGCCGCATGACCTTCTCGCGCCTGACACCGTGGCTGGCGCTGCTCGCGCTGATTGTGCTGGTCGCGAGCTGCCAGCACAGCCGCGCGCTGCGCACGCAGCTCGACCGGGCGACCGACGACGCGCGCCGCGCGAATCATGACGCGCAGGCGAGCGCCGCCGTCATCGAGCGACTGTTGGCCGACGCCAAGGACAAGGATGCGCAGCGCGCGCAGCTCGACCGCGCGCGCGCCGGCGTCGACGCGACGCTCGCGACCTATCGAAACGAACTGCGGAGACTGATCGATGAAAACGCTGCCGTGCGCGCCTGGGCTGCTGGCGCTCTGCCTGACGACGTTGTGCGCCTGCACGCAAGCCCCGCCCTCAATGGCGCCGACGATTACGCTCAACGAATGCGCGGCGGTGACGCCCTGCACAATGCCAGCGATGAAACCACGAACCAACGGTGAGCTGAGCGACGCGCTAACCGTCGCGCGCGCGGCGTGGGCGCATTGCGCGTCCGAAGTCGACATGATCGCGACGTGTCAAGCGCGCGTGCGGCGGGCGGACGACCATGAATAAGCCGAACAGCCTGCGCGCGGCACTCGTCGCCGCGTTGCCGCAGCTCAACGCGTCGCCCGATCAACTGCTCGTGTTCGTCAACGAGGGCCGGATCGAGGCGACAGGCACGCGCACCGCGTCGTTCGACTACGAATACGAGTGCGAGATCATCATTCGCGACTTCATCGGCAGCGCGGACGATGTGATGATCGCCGTCGTCGAATGGGCGCGCGCGAATCAATCGGACCTCGTGATGAATCGGGACGAGCGCCGCGACGGTATCACGTTCGTCGCGGACATCCTGTCGAACAACGCGGTCGACCTCGGGCTCAAAGTGAAGCTGTCGGAAAGCGTCGTGGTGGGTGTCGACGACGACGGCAAACGGACCGTCGAGCACATCGACGACGCGGCCGACGAGTGGCTCTCATGACGGACAATCTTCAGGCGCTCGAACGGTGGGCAGGCGGGTTGCTCGCGAAGCTGTCGCCGGCGGCCCGCCGTCAACTGCTGCGCGAGCTCGGCCGCGATCTGCGGCGCGCGCAGCAGTCGCGCGTCGCCGCGCAGCGGAATCCGGACGGCTCGGCGTATGAGGCGCGGAAGGTGAAGGCGAGCAGCAAGCGCTTGCGCGACAAGGCCGGTCGCGTGAAGCGCGAGGCGATGTTTCGGAAGCTGCGCACGGCGCGCTATCTGCGCATCGACGTGGACAATACGGGCCTCGCGATCGGCTTCGACGAACGGCTCTCGCGCATCGCGCGCGTCCACCAGGAAGGCCAGAAAGCGCCCGTTGAGCCGGGCGGCCCGCTCGCGCAGTATCCGGTTCGCGTCGTGCTCGGCTTCGCAGATTCCGATCGCCAGCTCGTGCGCGATCGGCTGCTACGCTACCTGAACCGCTGAGCCACCCACAGCGGCGTCGAGCCGCGCCGATGCGATCGCGTGATAGACAGCGTTCGTCTCGCAGTCAATTCAAAGGCGATCGACATCGTGCGCGGCCGGAAGGGCTGGAACTGGACAGTTGCGGCGCGTAATCATTCCAAGGCAGCGCGAAAGTCGCCAACTTCGCCAAGCATGCTCCCCCTGTAGGCTCTCAAGGCCGACTCCCATTCATATTGCTTAGGATGTTTCGCAAACCACCCGTTGACAAAATTCTCTAGCTGGTAGGTGCCGGTCCAACCTTGATTCTCGTTTATCCAGAAGTCGTAAAGGTTAGTTGGGACGTTGTCCGGCGAAAGTGTCTCCGCGAGCCATGACCAGAGATGATCACAGGGAATCATGGCGACGACGCCATAGATCGGCTCCATGAATTCGGCTACATAGTGTTCGTGGGCAACATACGCTTTTACCGCGTCGTTCGGGTCGATAGCGAGGATGTCTTTGATGTGCCACGACTCCATGATGGAATCGGTGTAGGACTGATAGCCTTCATAGCGAGCCAGCGCAAAAGCCGCCAGCACATCCTCATGATGTTCCTTCGCGCGCGCCTCAACCACGCGATAATCTTGCTCCGCCCGAACACAGTATGCCGCGTCCTGTACCGTGTATTGCCCGTAATTGCAGGGAGGCAAGGTACCGTTAGCAATGCCCTGAATGTAAGGCGAGTTAAGCGCATCTTGTGCCAAGCCAATGCATGCGCCCCAGAGTTGAGCGGTAATCGAGTTGGCGGGCGGTGGCGATGTGGGAACGTCCAGCTTCGCCAGCGATGGATGGTCTAGTCGGATACGCCGCGGCGTCCTCGTCACGAGTGGCTTCATCATGATGCTCCTTCTCTTCTTCGTGCAAGTTTCGCGGAACAGATTATTTTTAGCGAAATAATTAATTAAATTTTGTGTCCGTGCCGACTTGTTAAGTCGAGATCGGTTTGCGGCCAGACATTTCTATTTTTAATTACCCCGTTGGCAGTAGGCCCGCCCCGCGTATAAATGGCCCTCGGAATGCCGCCATTATTATAGGAGATGGGAATTCATCTTTTTACTGCCCCTTATTTAAATTCAAATTGAATCAAATCGGTTAATAGTTCGTCGAATAGTTAATTCGGTTGCCGCGCTGCCTGAATCGGGGAGTCATTCACCGCAGCGTCGAGCCGGGACGATGCGATTGCGTGATACGCCGGGTTCGTCTCGCATCCGACCCAGTGCAAGCCCGCCTCCCGCGCCGCGGCGAGGAACGTGCCCGAGCCGGCGAACAGATCACACACAACGCCGCCGGCCGGCACGAGCCGCACGACCTCGCGCGCCACATCGAGCGGCTTCTCGGTGACGTGCTGCTTCGGTAGCGGCAGCCGCACCGGGAACACGCCCGGCAGGTACACATCGCAGTCGCGCATCGCGCCGCGGCTCGCCCACACGACAAACTCGGCCTGTTGCGCGAAGCCGCCGCGCCGCGGCCGCGTGCGGCCGGGCGTCTTGTCCCATACCGCAACGCCGCGCAGGATCAAGCCGGCGGCCTGCACGACATCGGTGAGCGTCGGGAGCTGCCGCCAGTCGATGAAGCTCACGAGCAGCCCGCCCGGCTTCAGCGCGCGGCGGCATTCGCTCAACCACGCGTGACACCAGAACGCCCACGCGCGCTGGTCCATGTTGTCGCTGTCGAAGTCCGTATAGACCGTCTTCGTGTCGCTGTTGATGTACTTCGCGCTCGGCGGCCGCGTGCGCGCCGACGTGTGCAGTCCGCCCGACGAATACGGCGGATCGGTGAACACCATGTCGATTGAAGCGTCGGGCAGCATGCGCGCCAGCGTGAGCGCGTCCATCGCGTGAAGTCGGTCGAGTAGCGGGGCAAGATCGGCCGCGGGCGCGGCGTCGGTAGCGTGAATCGTCATTGTGTTGCGAGAGTGGAAATGCGCGCGCAGCGCATGCCGCGCGCGTCGTTGCGTGTGTCGAGCGGCCATTGTCGGCGCACGTTTCGCTGCGCGGATCACGAGCGCGCTGTACCCGGCAGCACGACAGAGGCGAGTGCTCGCGTCACGCGTGGGCGACCGGCACCATTGCCGGTATGGATGCGAACGAAATTCAACGGCAAGCACGCAATGCCGTGCGCAAGGGCTCGATTCTCGATGTCGACCACACGGCGGGCCTCTGCCGCGTGTCGATCGGCGAATCGGATGACGACGGCCTGCAAACGAACTGGATGCCCTGGCTGACGCCCGCGGCCGGCGCGACGCGCGAGTGGTTGCCGCCGACGAAGGGCGAGCAAGTCGTCGTGCTCGGCGCGATGGGCGACCTCGCGCAAGGCGTCGCGCTGCGCGGCGTCTTCTCCGACGCGTTCCCCGCTCCCGACAACAGCCCGAGCACGCACACCCGCGTCTATGCGGACGGCGCGCGCGTGAGCTACGACCACGACGCCCACGCGCTCACAGCCGAACTGCCCGCCGGCGCGACGGTGCGCCTCGTCGCGCCCGTGTCGGTCACGGTCGAGACGGAATCGGCGACCGTGAAGGCGGCTTCGGTCACGCTCGACGCCGAACAGACCACCTGCACGGGCGCATTGCTCGTGAAGGGCGCGTTCGCGTTCGAATCGGGCATGACGGGCGAGGGCAGCACTGGCGACGGCAACGTCATGCGCATCGACGGCGCGGCCGATTTCACCGGTGAAGTGCGCTCGATGGGCAAGAGCGTGCCGTTCCATACGCACCAGGCGCACGGCGAATCGGCCGAAGTGAGCCCGCCGCTATGAGGGGCATGAACGCAGAAACGGGCCGCGCGATGACCGGGCTCGATCACCTCGCGCAGTCGATCGGCCGCATCGTTTCGACGCCGCTCGGCTCGTGCATTCAGCGCCGCACGTTCGGCTCGGAGCTGCCCGACCTGATCGACGCGCCCGCGAACGGCGCCACCCGGATTCGCCTGTATGCGGCGATCGCGACCGCGCTGATGCGGTGGGAGCCGCGCATGACCGTGACGCGCGTCCAGATTTCAGCGGACGCCAGCGACGCGTTCGCGGGCCGGCAGTGCGTCGACATCGAAGGCTGGACCGACGAGCGCGACGAGCTCGTCTCGCTGCGCGCTCCGATGACGAATGGAGGAACAACGTGAGAAGCACTCCGATCGATCTTTCGCAGCTCCCCGCGCCGGATATCGTCGACGCGCTCGACTTCGAGACGCTGTTCGCCGAGCGCAAAGCGCGTCTCGTGTCGCTGTGTCCGGTCGAGCGCCAGGCGGAAATCGCCGCGACGCTCGCGCTCGAATCCGAGCCCGTGACGCGCGTCCTCCAGGAGAACGCGTATCGCGAAGTGCTGCTGCGACAGCTCATCAACGACAAGGCGCGCGGCGTGCTGCTCGCGTACGCGCGCGGCACGACGCTCGAACACATCGCGGCGCTGTTCGATGTCGAGCGGCTCGTGATCACCGCGGCCGATCCTGAGAACGGTATCGATGCGGTCTATGAAGACGACGACAGCCTGCGCGAGCGCGTGCAGCTCGCGCCGCGCGGCTTCTCCGTCGCCGGCCCCGATGAGGCGTACGTGTTCCATGCGCGCGCGGCGGACGGCCGCGTACTGTCCGCGTCCGCGCGTAGTCCGGAACCGTGCGTCATGGTGGTCACGGTGCTGTCGCGTGAAGGCGACGGCACGGCGAGCGACGAGCTCATCGACATCGTGCGCGCGGCGCTCGAAGGCGTGCGCCCGCAAGCCGACGAAGTGTTCGTGCAGAGCGCGAAAGTCGTGCCGTATGCGATCCGCGCGACGCTGCGCTTCTTCTCCGGCCCGGATCGCGGTGTGGCGCTCGCGGAAGCCCGCAAGCGCACCGCGAAGTTCGCGGCGGACATGCGGCGCATCGGCATGGAAATCACGGTCGACGGCCTGCACGCAGCGATGCGCGTCGCCGGCGTGCAAAAGGTGCTGCTCGACTCGCCCGCCGGCGGCGTTCCCGTGACGCACGAGCAGGCGCCGTACTGCACGGGCGTCGAGCTGATCGACGGCGGGGTCGCCGATGAATAATCTGGCCCCCTCGCTGCTGCCCCCGAACGCGACCGCGCTCGAACGCCGGCTCGCGGAGACGAACGCGCGTATCAGCGCGATTCCGGTCGACATCGGCACGCTGATGGACCCCGACACGATCCCGCTGCGGTTCCTGCCGTGGCTCGCGTGGCACCTCGGCGTCGAGACGTGGAAGGACTACTGGCCCGAGCAGGTGAAGCGCGCGCGCGTGAAAGCGGCGATCCGGATCGCGCGCAAGAAAGGCACGGCCGCGGCCGTGCGCGAAGTGTGCGCGTCGTTCGGCGCGAATGTCGTGATGCGCGAGTGGTTCGAGAAGACGCCGAAGGGCCGACCGGGCACGTTTGAAATCTTGATGACGGTCGGCGCGCGCGATGGCATCCCGGCGACCGCCGAATACGTCGCCGACATCATTGCGGAAGTCGACCGGGCGAAGCGCGGCACCGCGCACTACACGTTCACGCAGGGCTTCAGCGCAACCGGCACGCAGCGCATCGGCGCGGGCGCGCGCGCGGCGGTGTATCGCCGCTTGTCCCTCACGGATATCTGACATGGCAGGAATGCTCATCAACCTTACCGACGCCAGCCGCGCGGCGATGGTCGCGCCCGGCAACACCGGCACGGCCGCGCACCGCGTCGTCGAAATCGGGCTCGGCGCCGCGCCGTTCGCGTTCGATCGCGGCATGAAGACGATGCCGAACGAACGCAAGCGCGTGACGACGTTCGGCGGCGACAACGTGGCGCCGGATATGGTGCACGTCGTGATCCAGGACGATTCGGACGATCAATACTCGCTGTACGCGTTCGGGCTGTACCTCGACAACGGCGTGCTGTTCGGCGTCTACGTGCAGGACACGCCGATCCTCGAAAAATCGCCCGCGGCGATGATGTTGCTCGCGGCTGATGTCGTGTTCGCGACGATCGACGCGACGAAGCTCGAGTTCGGGCCGGCGACGTTCCTGAACCCGCCGGCGACGACCGAGCGCAAGGGCGTCGTCGAGCTCGCCACGCAGGCCGAAGTCGACGCCGGCGACGACGACGCGCGCGCGATCACGCCGAAGACGGCGAAGCGGCGCTATGCGGCGCTCTCGGGCGCGACGTTCGACGGTCGCGTGCGCGTCGTCGCCGACGCTGACGAGCGCGCCGCGCAGCTCGACGTGTCGCCGAAGGCGCCCGGCGTCGGCAAGCTCGGCAAGGTGCGTCTGTTCGGCACGTTCGGCGACGCGGCGCTGCCTGATCTGAGCCCGCGGCTCGCTGCGACGCTTCGCGCGGGATTCGATGCTGGCGCATGGGGCCGCGAGTACGTCGATGTGTGCCTGAACGACGGCACGAACAACGACGCGGGCAGCGACGCGAAGCAGAAGCGCGTCGTGCGCTTCACGTCGGGCGGCCGTGTGCTGATCGGCGATCGCGCCGACGATGGCAAGACCGCGCTGCAGGTGCGCGGCGGCGTCGACGCATCGGAAGGCGTCACCGCGCGCGCGATCGACGCGGGCGGCACCGGCGGGCAGTTCCGCGCCGTCTGCGACGGCTACGGCGCGTTCATCCGCAACGACGGCTGGAGCGTGTATTTCCTGTCGACCCCGAAAGGCGCCCCGGACGGCGGCTTCAACGACTATCGGCCGTTCTCGTGGTCGCTGTCGACGGGACAGGTGATCGTCGACGGCAGCGGAGCGGGCACGGTCTTCGGTGGCGCCGTGACCGTCGCCCACGATCTCGAAGTCGGCCGGAAGGCAGACGAAGGGCATCTCAAGCTCGGTCCGGTCGACGGTTACTTCTACGCGAACCAGGTCAGCACCGGTTGGTGGTCGCCGACCGGATCGACGTTTCAATACATCTTTGCCGACCACACGTTCCGCGTCGACGGACGGATCGTATGGCACGAAGGCAACCTCGACCCGCTCGACAAGAGCAAGGGCGGCACGGTGCGCGGCGATATCGCGTTCGCGACGGGCAAGCGGCTCATTCTGTCCGAAGGCGGCCCGAGCACGCCGTCGCTGACGTTCTCGAACGTCGCGACCCCCGATACCGGCCTGTATCCGCTGTCGGACGGCCATTTCGCCGTGTCGAACAAGGGCGTGCAGACGGTGCATTTTTCGCCGATCGGCACGTATTTCGATCGCCCCGCATACGGCGACCACCCGCCGGCGGCGGACCGATCCAACCAGTTCGCCACGACCGAATGGGTGCGCGCCACGCTGTCGTCGACGACCATCGGCCAGATTGTCTTCGAGCCGCGGACGACCGTGCGGCCGGGTTTCCTCAAGGCGAACGGCGTGCTCGTGAACCGGGCCGACTACCCCGAGCTGTGGGCGTATGCGCAGGCAAGCGGCGCGCTCGTGTCCGACGCGGACTGGATGAAGGATCGGTGGGGTTGCTTCTCGACCGGCGACGGCGAGGCGACGTTCCGCCTGCCCGAGCTGCGCGGCGAGTTCATTCGCTGCTGGTCCGACGCGCGCGGCGGCGTCGACGCGAGCCGCCAGATTGGCGCGTTCCAGGGCGACCAGAACCACTCGCACGCGCACGGCGCGGGCGCGAGCGAAGCGCCCGACCACAACCACTCGGCCTGGACCGACGTGCAGGGCTGGCACGCCCACCACGGCTGGACGAACGCCGTCGGGGATCACCAGCACATTTCACCGTGGGGCGAGGCGCCGGCCATATACAACCCGCCGTGGGGAACATGGGGGGCCGCGAACAACCGCGGAGCCGAAGGCAGTGACAACGACAACGTGTACGGGATGACAAGCCCGGCCGGCAACCACGGTCACGAATTCACCACCGAAGGCGCCGGCAACCACCAGCACAACGTCGGCATCGGTGGGGCCGGCCGCCACTCGCACGCGATCACGGTTCAACCCGACGGCGGCGACGAAGCCCGCCCGCGCAACGTCGCGCTGCTCGCGCTGATTCGCGCCTACTAACCACGAGAGACACGACATGCTGATTCACCACTACGCCCCGGCAACGGGCGAATATGCCTCGAAAACTCAAGGGCTTCAACGTCTTCCACAACGGCCAGAACTTCGTGGGCGAAGTCGAAGAGCTCAACCTCCCGAAGCTCAAACGCAAGATGGAAGCGTGGCAGGGCAGCGGCATGACGGGCCCGGTCAAGGTTGATTTCGGCAGCGAAGAGCTCCAGCTCGAGTGGACGTGCGGCGGCTTCATGGTCGAAGTGCTCGAACAGTACGGCGCCGTGCAGCACGACGGCGTGCTGCTGCGCTTCTCCGGCGGCTATCGGCGCGAGGACAGCAAGAAGCACGACCAGATCGAAGTCATCGTGAAGGGCCGCCACGAGGAGAGCCGTGGGTCTGGATCATGGAAACCGTGTTGTCGGAGATCGACGGCGGCAACTACAAGCACCCGTACACGTTCGATACGGTCGACGGCGAGTTCTGCCTGTTGCTGCGCACAGGCCACGTGATGGACCACCTCGCGCACACGAGCGCGCTGCGCGACAAATGGAACGGCCTGCCCGTGAAGTCCGACCGCGTGTTCAAAGCGCAACTCAAACGCGCCGGCGTCGTTGTCGGCGAGAAGGAAGTCGAGCGCCGTATCTACACCCGCCGGGTGCCGTATCTCACGCCAATTTCGCTCGATCGCCTCGCGACATTCGGCCTGCACGTCTCCGTGCGCGAAGTCCGCTCGTAAGTCCTTGATTCCTGAAGCGAGTGCCGCCGTCAGTCGCTTGCGATTTGCCACTAGTCGAGCCGTTTTTGCCATGAGTCCGGTTTTCGCTCGGGCCGCCGCCGTCCTTCTCTCTTCTCTCTCTATTTCATTGAAAAAGAAAGAGAAAGAAAGCGAGGAAGGGCAAGGCATAGGCCGAAACGGACTGCCACGAGTCACAGGCGTTTTGCCATCAGTTACGGACGCTGCCTATTTTTTAGGCCACGAGTTTTTCGGTGTCGCCATGCCTGAATGATGGCAATTGATGGCATACCCACACCTTATAAATCAAAGAGTTATGAGAGATTTCGGTGCAAACCATCAGTCCACGAGTTGCGCTGCGTGTGCTCCCCCCGCGCCGACGCCCGTAGGAACGCCAATGAGCACGATCGATCTGCCCGCGGCGGCGGCGATGCTCGGTGCGCACCCGGAGACGGTGCGCTTGAAAGCCAAGGCAGGCGAACTACCTGGCCGGAAAGTCGGCAAGCGGTGGATGTTTTCGACAGTTGCCCTGCAGCGCTACCTCGCCGGAGAATGGGTCCCGCGAGTTGTGCAGGGCGATCAGCAGGAGGAAGTAAAAGCATGTCGCTCTACAAACGTAGTAACAGCCCAAATTGGTATTACCGCCTCACCCCACCGGGCGGCGGTCCGGTCGTACAGGGCAGCACTGGAACCAGCAACAAGGCACACGCGGCAAGAGCTCTACGACCGGCTGAAGGTGGAGCTGTGGAATCAGGCAAAGCTCGGCCAAAAGCCGAGCTATCTCTGGAATGACGCTGTTGTCCGATACGTCGGCGATCGAGAGGGGCTTTCGAGTCTGGAAACGTCGAAGACGCATTTGCGTTGGCTCGATCCGCATCTGTCCGGCATCAAGCTCGCGGACATTGACCGGGATCGCATAGACGCGATCGCGCGGGCGAAGCGCAGCGAGCCGCGAGTCGTGCAGACGCGCAACGGCCCTAAGCCTATCGGCGGCACGATCGGCGAAGGAACCGTGCGGCGGGTCATTGGCGTGCTGATGGCGGTTCTTCACGCTGCTGTCGAATGGGAATGGCTCGATCGGGCACCAGTCTTGAAGCGGCGAAAGACGACACCCAAGCGGGTGCGGTGGATCGCACCGGCCCAAGCTGAGCGGTTGCTCACCGAGCTACCGGCTCACCTATCCGACATGGCGCGCTTTAGCCTCGAGACGGGTCTACGCCGTTCGAACGTAACGGGGCTGGAATGGTCGCAGGTCGACCTTGCTCGCCGCATTGCCTGGATTCACCCGGACCAGGCGAAGGCGAAGAAGGCGATCACGGTGCCGCTGTCGGACACCGCGGTCGACGTGCTGCGTCGCCAGTTGCCAAAGCGACGGGGCCCGGAACACATCGAACGCGTATTCGTCTATCGCGGCTCGGCGATCGGTCAACCGAATACGGCGGCTTGGCGAAAGGCACTGAAGCGGGCCGGCATTCGCGATTTCCGCTGGCACGATCTGCGGCACACCTGGGCGAGCTGGCACGTGCAGCGCGGCACGCCGTTGCAGGTGCTCAAGGAGCTCGGTGGCTGGGAAACGTTGGAGATGGTGCAGCGGTATGCGCACCTGTCGGCCGACCACCTCGCGCGGTGGGTGCAACCGCACCTGCCAACTGCTCAGGTGATCGAGCTAGCGAGTGCCGCAGCGTCGGCAACGGCAGCGCAGGCGCCGATGGCTGCGGCTGGCTAA